AACAAAGCATTACAAGCGATTGATGCCGGTAACACCGTGAGTTCCATACACCCATCCCTACAACATTTCATCTCTATCTATATGCCGTATGTTCCGAAGCAGGCAATAGAGAAGCTTGTTGCAGTGACGGAGGAGTTTATGCGGCGTACGCTCACCAAACTACCGACCCACGTAAAGTCGCATTTGCCCGCATTAGATATTCAAGAGATTGGGAAGGATATTTGCCAGGGGTTGGACGCTATTTACAATTATTCGCACTTTTTTCTACAGTGGAAAGCACCGGTAGCCGTCTTGCTAACACGGTGTGGAATGGAACCGTGTCGGTCGATGTGCGAGGAGATTGCGAATTTTGTGAGATCCAAGTCGCACGAACAGACTGTATAGTCTAAAACGCCGACGATATATATTATAAAATGGTCACGTGTGAAGTTGTAAAGACTAACGGGAAGCCGTGTACTAAAACCGCTGAGCACACATACGAAGGGCGTGATATATGTCAGAAGCACTGGAAGACGTTGCCTAAGAAAGTACGTAAAGAGTGCCGGCGTCGTGCCAGAGCCCTTAACGAATATACGCATATTCTTAAGTATGTGCTAAATGAGGTTGTCAAAAACAAGCGTATGAGTTACCGTCAAATGGCGGAGCTTGCTAACGCAGCTGCCGACGTGACTAGAACACTCAATAAAAAAGAGCGGCGGGATATTGTGAAACTGATTATTACAACGGTAAGACTGCGGCGTGAGGCTACGCCTGCCCAGGAATCTACAGCACTTGGGGCACTTGGGGAATTGATAAAGGATATCTGTGATACATCACCGGCGTAACCGACAAAATGTGCCGAGGGTCATCGCCGTTGGTCAAGTAAATATCCAGTCCCACCCGTCCGTGACGGTATAGGACGTCTTCTTCAAAGTACTGGAGGAAGCGGCGAATGCCGGTCCAGGACGACGAGCTCCGCCGCAGACCTAGGACCAATGTTTGAAGTTTAGGAGCATAGAAGGAACGTTCGGTGTACCAAACACGCCAGAAGCGTTCAAACTGCGACTCTTTACAATCGGCGAGCTCTGCTTCGTCAAGGATGATGGTGACAACCGTGGCGGGTTGGTAGGGACTATAGTCAATGCTGCCGGTGTTTACACCGTCAAAGATAGACATTTGGAAGGAAGAATATGTAATCGTAGTACGCTTACATATCCTTTATAACTCATCGGCACTTTCAATTTTTTCAAGCGGGCGCACGACGCGCAGCCGCAGCATAGGAGCCAGAGCCAGAGCCAGCAGCCGCCGCCCCACCACTAGGCTCGCGAATATCGGAACGGCAGACAGGGCAGTGGACGCTCTGCTCTAGCCACGAATCTACGCATTCGCGGTGGAATTGGTGGGAGCAGTGGAGTTTCCGCCACTGATGCGAACTATCGCCGTCAGCATACGTATGCTCCTGGCAAATTGCACAATTGACATCTGCCCCAATAGTGGATCCTTCAATAACGGTAGAGCCGGCATTAATCTGAGCCGGCGTAGCTACGACATCCACCTCGTGCCAAAATCCGCGATTGCTAACAGTAGTGGTGATAGGAATATCAAGCCCCCCAAGCATAGCACCGGTAAGAATATTAAGGAATGAGGCGGCATCGCCTCCTGTAGTAGGTGTAGTAAGATGGAGGAGTTCGTTTGCGGTAATGAAGTTATTCGGATTCCTCTGACGCCTAGGAGGCGGAGGGGTATTAGTTGTAGTAGTAGGCTCCGCCCCTGGTGCCCCCGCCCCTGCCGCAGCACGGAAAGACTGACCAACCGTATTAGTACCAGACGGTAGTTCTACTGTATTACGGCGGCGAATCTGTGCCTGCGGTGTTACAGGATTGAGTGGAATTTCAACACGAATATTGGATGTGGTAGGAATAGCGTTATTGAATACATTATTTAGGGCACCTAAGATATCGGGTACGCCGGCAGGTGGTGCGGGCACAGTATTATTACGGTTACGACTACGACGCCACTCATCAAAAGCCTCACGGCGTGCCTGTGCCATATAAATATTATAGATGTTCTGCTGGCGAGTAAAGGTCGTTTGGAAGAGTGTGCTCATACGGTGACGGAAGTAGGCTAGCATTTCATTGGGAAACATTCCCTCGTCGTAGAGGACTTCGGGCATAAAATTATGTAGTTCATCTAGCATAGAAAAGCCATAGACAGTTTCATACTGCTGAGGATTGTACGTCATTGTGTTGGTATTCATCACTTTCGGTCTATCTTAAGTCAATTTTTGATTCTTTAGACGGGAAAAATTTGAAGAGTCTAAAGTTGTCAGGTGTCAATAATAAAAGAACCGTAACAGAATGACCGAATTGTCAACAACAATAGGTTTGGCGAATCTAGGAAATACGTGTTTCCTAAATGTCGTTGTACAAGCACTACGTCTTTCTCCTCCACTATGTAACATGTTTCTAACAAATACAGTTGAGGCTCGTAAGGAAAGCAATAAGAAGCAGCTACTGGAGGCATTTCAAATAATTATACGCGATTTCTGGCGTCATTCGTTACCGCTAGGTGCAAAGCCGCAACTCAATCCGCGCGGATTTCACGGAGCATTCTTGCGTACGATTCAGGAGTCTGGTGATGACTGGCATCGTTATGGACAGCAGAGTGATGCTGCGGAAACGATTCAATATATTCTGAGTGGACTTCACGATGCGATGTATAAGAGCGTTATTATGCAAGTGGTAGGAAGGTCGTCAAATCCACAGGAAGATGAGTACATTAAGGCAATTAATGCGTGGGGTACGTTCTTTAGCAAGGAGTACTCGCCGATTGTGGATAGTTATAATGGGCAGACCCAGACGGAGGTGATTTGTGATAAGTGTAAGGCGGTATCAATGCGTTATGAGCCGTGGCTGATGCTAAAGGTTCCCTTACCCGGCGGAGATATGCCTAATCGTACTAAGATAGATGCGACTCTGACCGATTGTCTGAATTTAGCGTTCGCCGATGAAAGCCTGGATGACTATCAGTGTGATGCGTGTAAGACACAGGGAAAGGCGACTATCAGGAATCGTATTTCACGCCTACCGGATACTATTATTCTAACACTCAAGCGGTTTACAAATACGATGCAGAAGGTGGCGGGCAAGGTGGCGTGGGATATTGACGGATTTGATTTCCGACCATGGATGGCGTTCAAGGGCGACCCGTTTAATAAGATGTATACGCCGCCTGTCTATGAGACGACAGCATTGATTGAGCAGCAGGGATCGTTCCGCGGCGGTCATTATCGGATGTACGCAAAACAGGAGCAGAAGTGGTACGAATATGATGATAATGCTATTCAGAATGTACCCGGCGAAACTGCGACGAATTGTGATACGTATATCGCATTCCTATCACGTAAGAATAAACTAGAGACGATGAATCTACAAATGCTACAGCAGATCCAGAGGTTGAGGGCACCAAAGCCGCAAGCGGCTGCTGAAGCGTAAATAAAATGAACTAAGTAGAGGTGATATGAACTTTAATCCGCTGAAACCCGCGGCACCATCGTTGCCCAGTTTTAATTCGCCAAAGACCAATATGCTGAATAGCGTAACCGGTGCTTTTTCAAACATATGGATTGTCGGTGCTCTTGTAATTCTTGTAGCGGTTCTATGCTATGTCTATTACAAGAAGATTGGCTATTATTTGGAATTAGGGTTTGATAATATTAAAAAGATTATCAACGGACGTCAAACAGTAGAAGCTGAGTTCGGGGATGCTAAAAATATGGATGCACCTGGAGATTTGGTAGCAACGCTGAAGCCGATGGATGCGGGTATCCCGCCTCGCCCCAATCTACCAAGTGTGCCGAATCGCCCGTCCGGTATGCCTGGTGCACAGTCGGGTCAGCCTGGCACCTTCTTATCGGGCGTACTCCCGCACCCGAATTTTAGCACGGGTGGCAAGCAGGTGTTTAACGTGAGCCGCAACATTTACACGTACCACGATGCGGCGGCGGTCTGCTCTGCATTAGACAGTGACCTTGCGACCTATGAACAGGTGAAGGATGCGTATGAGCAGGGTGCCGATTGGTGTAACTATGGCTGGGTACAGGGACAGATGGCGGTCTACCCTACGCAGAAGGACACATACGAGAAGCTACAGAAGGGACGCCCGCAGTACCATAATGCGTGCGGACGCCCAGGTGTCAACGGTGGATACTTTGATAACCCCGAGCTACTCTTTGGCGTAAACTGCTTTGGTGTCCGCCCTCCGAAGAATGCGATGGACGAGCTGAACAACAGTGAAGTTTCTCTCCCGCCAAGCACGGAGGAAATTGAATTTGAGAAGCAGGTTCAAAAGTTCCGCGATCAGCTGGATGATACCACGGTGCTGCCGTTCAATAAGAATTCTTGGTCCGGCTAGAACCATAAACAATAACGATTATCAACGATAATACATATTGTTCTTTTTTCCACCTACTAAGTCCGTCAGGACTCGGTGTCATATTCGTACTGGTTACTATCAACATACTCACCTTGTTCGTCCTCTACAATAATATCCGCATCAACAAGCACACCAATTTCACGCTGAACGTAAGACATTAATATACTTTCCATTCCTTTGCGCCAACCTGGCAAGTCCATCTCCCACGTACGTACAGGAAGGTGAGCCCAGAACGCATCCCAATTTTTGAAGCAACGAACGTTTAACCATTCTTGCCACATTGTTTCCACATCACGATTCCATTCAGTAGGATATACCGAATTGGACCGTGTTTTAAAAATATTTACATCTTTATATAATTTCATAGTACACAACGCACTACACATACTGCGACGAAGTACCTTTTCGGATACTTCTAAGTTGAGGTGTTTTTGTTTCAATAAATCTATAAATAAGTCGTTCATTTCCATAATTGTTTCTGCCGGTGTTCCCTCGTGCTCTTTTCCTTCAATAAGTGTATGAAACCATTGTGTAACTTTATTATATTTGAGTTTTCGTTGTATATTATGTAATAAAAATGTATTCATCGCCAGCCAAAAGCAAAAGTCCACGAATCCACAGTAAGTTCTAGTATTACGTCGGAGGTTTTTTGGAACCGGCATCCGCACCGCTGGCTCCGCTACCGCCACCTACGGTCTTTTTGAGGTACTCCGTCGTTTTAGATCCTCGTCTATTTTGTAAGAAATCCAGGATCGCCGTAGTTTCATCTCCAGAGCGAACAGGGTGGGAGGCGTAGTAAGCGTGTAGTTGCTCTTCTAGAAAACCCCAGGAGAGTGGATTTGCTTGAACGCGTGAAGCACGCTGTAATGTGGCACCGTTGATTTGTAGGACGGCATTTTTCATACCGGTAGTTTCCAAATTGGTGAGTATCTTTGTTTCGTATTGTCCCCGCATGTTTCGGGCATTGGTCACTTGCTTGTTTAGAGCCTCGGCAAGATTGTCAAAATGAACATAGTGCCGGACAGCCTCAACAAGGTCTTTATTCGCAGCCGCAGTCGCCATCTTACCTGCGACGGGTGTTTTTCTTTGCCTTACGTGCCGAACGACGATTTTTGCGTGATAAATCCTTAAAGGCATTTGTTAGATTTTGGCTAGCAACGGGGATATTTAAGTAATTTGAAGGTCCTGCACGTGAAGGGACACGCATAGTCTCTTCCCGTGCCTTAAGATTTGCTATCTGCTGTAACCTTGCGGCTTCTTGTTCTGCTAGCATCTGTATATGTGCGGCTTCTTCTGCTAGTATTCTTTCTTTATATGCTTTAATGTTAGCGGCAGTTTTAGCATTCTTTGTACGTAGTTCGGCAAGCACTTTTGGCTTCAGGGCAGTAGGTGTAGCGGCAAACCGTGCGGCGTCTTCTAAGTAACAAGCTTCGCACTCACCGGGTATCATTTGACGGTACGCCATCTCTATTATGAGGCATATTTTTTAGGCTATAGGGTCATTACGATTTACATATTTCCAAACAAAACCTTTGTATGTTTTAACTTTTCCCCTACATGCTGCTGAAATCTGACCTTTAGTTACACCCATAGTACTCGCAGCAGCAACGCATCCATCATAAGTGTTAACTAAAATTCCATCTAATGTATATTGCAATACTTTGTATTTTTTGTTAGATTCGCTTAAATTTTCTTTCATTTCTTTGCTTTTTACCACACCAGTGAGAGTTTTGCTGATTTTTTCTTTATGTTCTGTAGTTAATGGTTTTCCAAGACATCCATTATTTGGTATTATTTCTAATCTAGCAAATTTGTCCTTTAATGTCTTAGATATCTTATTTTTTGTATCTTGATGCTGTCGTCCACTTTTACCACCTTCTCGTAAATTATAACCATTCGGCGAAATTGTATTATATTTATTTATATAATCTATTTCATACCAATTAAGGTCATCATCAAAACATATACATACTAATTTAAATTCAAAGGCATCTTTTCCATATTTTTTAAGTGCGTGTGATAAATATCGGCAATTGCTTGTTTTCTTCAAGTGTTCTCGCCATCGTTCTTCTAAATCTTTTACAGTTTGACCTATATATGATTTTTTACTTTCTTTATGAGTAATTTTGTATATATACCCCATCTTACCTTTGATGAATGTTTTTGTGTATATAAGCAACCGGAGATTATCATTTTTTAGGCTATAATATAGGCTAAAAAAACAAGGAGATAGTGTCCACCAATCTCTAAAAGAGATGCGGTCGAATGTGGGGTTGAACCACAGACATTCAAGTAATTGCTATATGGGATTTTCCACATAAAATAACAGCTTGACGCTCTACCACTGAGCTATACGACCAGAATAAGAGTGAACACGTCTCACGAACCTGATTTGAACAAGTGACCTAAGGAAGACATCACTACGCAGTTCGCTAAAAACTACAGTCCTCCGCTCTACCAAACTGAGCTATCGCGAGTGGTTTTTTATGATTTTTGTTTTTTTTGAGTTTTTCTGGGGTTTTTCAGACATTTTTAAAGTTTTTTTGAAGTTTAGGGTGGAAAGATATAGGAAGGATGGGTGTTGTGGACTTACCAGGAATCGAACATGGGTCACAACAATGCAAATGTTGTATTCTACCACTGAACTATAAGCCCTTTGGGGAACTAGTTAGTGGCAATTTACGCCTTGGCGGCAACGGGCACCGCCGGCTTCAGGTAGTGGGGCTTCAGGTAGCGCTGGAGGTTGAGGATCTTGAGCTCATCCTTCTCCGTCAGCGCCAGCAGCTTACGCAGGGGCGCATCCGCCTTGATGACCTGCTTGTCCATCAGCTGGTGGGA